TTTCGATAGCATCGACAAGACGATCAATACTTTCGCTGGATATTTCTGATTTTAACGGCTCGCCCTGTTGTGCTCTTTGAAGCTCTGGGTTTTCTGCTTCGACCCTCTCTTCTAATGAAGCTCTATCTGAAGGAGTAACTGCAACATCAGGTTCTCCTTCTCTTGCAAGCCTTGCGTTATATTCTTCGAGGGTTTGCACTCCTCGTGTTTCTGTATCAAAATCTGCAATACCCTTTTCTATTCTATCATTAAGCAGATTTTCGAAATTCTGTCTTTGCATTTCACGCCGTTCAATGATTTCTTCTAATTCTTTTTTGCGGCGATCTCGCGCGTTCCTTGCAATTCTCCTTTCTCGGTTATTTCCAGTTATCGGAGTATCTTCTATACTTTCGAGTTCTTCTCTCGCTTGATCAATTTCACTATTCAGCCTCTCTCGAGTCTGCTCTGCCATTTCTTCTACAGTTTTATTGTATATAGTTTTTGTGTTTCCACGGCGACGTGTTTCGGTCCCGCCTTTTTTCAACGCATCTTGAATATCGTTGGGCAATCCTTCGATGTCGTACATAGCATCTCGAACTTCGTGATATAAAGTTTTACCTAATACATAGGCACCACCGAGAATTGCACCAGCAATTAAACCTTTAATTCCAAACATGCTTCCTAACGTAGCAGCTCCAGCAATCGTTGACAGGCCTTCGACACCATCTACGGAAGTATTCATTAATTGATCTTTAGTTAAACTTTCTGAGTCTTGTTTAAATAGTTCAGAAGCTTGTGATCCATAATAAACTAAACCAGATCCTACTGCTGCAATAATTGCATTTCTTCCAGTAAGTAATGATCTAAAGCCAGAGGCTCGACCGCGGCCTCTACGATCTGGGTCATCGTCTGCCCCATCAACAGGTGGCCGCGCACCTCCTCCACTTCTTCGTATTGCTTCGAGCGTTGCAGCGGTGATTACCCCATCCTTTATCATTTCTGTTACTGGGCCAGCAGCTAATACTGCAGCACCTATTCCAAGCGCGCCCACTGCAGCTTGACCGGCTTTTTCTGCCAGCCTTTCTAAATTTTCAGGCGTTAAGGCTTGTTCCATCTGAGATAAGATGAGTGGTGTTTTTTCTGCGAGTATATTTAATGCATTGGAGATTTTATCCCATGATGTAGTCGCAATCGACTTAACCATTTTGTTTAAACCGCCTTCGGTTTTTTCATCAAGGAATCCATAGCCTACTGATAGTGCCGCAATTGTTCCGGCGCCTATCGCTAAATTTTTCATTGTACCCATGCCCATTAATTGTTTAAACAATCCTGGGCCAGAAGCCTTATCTTTTTCGCTCCTCAATTCATTTTTAAGCTTTTCTGTTTCAACTTTTTCTCGAAGAGCCTTTAATTCTGCAGATTCTTGGTCTGCTTCAAGGTCAGCAAAGGCTCGATCCCTTGCTGCTTGTTCTGCTTGTCTTTCTGCGATGTCTGCCTGCGCGCCGATACCTGCACGAACAGCATCTGTTTGAGAAGCAATATTAGTTGAAATCGTATTGAAAATACCTTCGAACTTAGCCAGCTCAACTTTTACAGAGCGAATTGAATTGTTGCCAGAATTGCGCAGTAACTCGCCTTCTCGTTTGAGGCGATCAATAATCGCTTCTGTTTCAGCCGACAGTTCAGCCATTTACTTCGTTCTCCATGAAACAGTTACTGACCTTAGGATACTCATCGCTTAAAAGAATACCTTCGGCCCACTCGAGTTCTTGAATAAGTCTATTATACCAATGAGCATCATACTCACTATTGCGAGGATTGTCTCGCTCGATCTTGAGCATTGAAATCCGCATTTTAACGTATTCTCTTCTGGCCATTGCCTTCTTCATTTTACGAGATTCTCGCTCGAGAAGACCAAGCTTACCTACTGTAGCGCATTCAAATTTCTGTTCGACCTTCATTGGTTCTTTTCCTTTTGTTTTTCGATGTAGTTAATCAACATCTGAAAATAAACATCCCTTTCGTATGGCATTAAGTTTTCAACATCACTTATCGAGTATTTATGGTGCTGTGCCAATGCGAACACCATTTGATAATATTCGCCCAGACTAATATGACACAGCGTCAGGAAAAAAAACTGCGCATACCCTCCACAACGAATGTTTGTTCTTTACCCTCGTTATTCTTATACTTCATTTCATGCCGCAACTTAGGCATGGTTTCGAAAAACGTTTGAACACCCTTAATCACTTCACCGGGCATTCCTTCCATAAACTCATCAGTCTCATCTTGCGTATATTCAGAAAATAAATGTACCTCATCTTCTGAAGCAATCTTGTCTAAACAAGAAACCATAATGTAGTAATTTACAAGTGGATCTTTTGGATCCATTTTAACAATCTGCGCAAACTCATCGATCGTTGGATACTTGAGATAAAGAATATAGTCTTCATTAACTCTTACTTGATTTGTATGACTTGGGTCTCTCTTTATTTCTACCTTATCAATATTAAGCTCAAGCTGTACTGTTTCTTTTGTATCCGGATCTTTGATTTCAAACATCACGGAGTTATCAACCGATCGAGCTCGAAGAATTAAAAGAATATATTCCAAATCGAACATTGCGAGATCACTTACTTCTCTATCAATCAAGCAATTATTTACGATTTGCCTTGCAGCAAGTAACTCTTGTTCTGGGTCACCGGATTCTGCTGCGACTAAAAGTATCTTTTCTTCTTTTACTGTAAATGGTCTATATCTTACTTTTTCCTTTGTCGATGGTAACTCCAATTCAGAAATCGGTAGATCGATTTTTGGTAAAGCCATAATATACTCCTAATAATTAAATGCCTAGCTTATTGCTAATATTGTCAAATGAGTTTGTAACTCTTGTCACGCGATTGACCGCATCCTGAATAGACGTGGGTCGCCCACCGCGTGTTGTTTGTCGTACGACATCGGCGAAGCCAGCGACTGCTCCAAGGATGTCAAGAATTCCTGTACCACGATTCAGGCGTGATGTTGGTGATCCGGTCTTCTCGCCTGAGTACTCAATTCTCTTAAAGTTCATAGAGACTGGCACGGTCAAATAACTGTCATTGTTTTCCCACGACAAATCCATATCACCTACTACAGTGGGATAACATCCGTCGAGAATTACCTCGTAATATTTGTTATCAAAACTTTCAGTCGAAAAATGTTTTACTGTTACTCGTGCAGAGTACTCATCTCTGTATCCAATTTCAAATGGAAGCTTATTATCGATCGTAGCAAACGGTCCACCTTTCGTTCCATAGTTTACTACTTGCTGAGCCCAGCGATGGAAGAACTGAAGAACCTGATGATCTGAGTCAACCATAAAAATTGTTTCAAGCGGACGGGCACCGATACCGACCGGCATTTGACGAGGTAGTTGTCCTACCTGAGCATTTTCTGCGGTGGTTATGAATACACCAGGAACGTTAGCTGTCTTACAGAAAAAGGTAAATTCTCGTGCACCAAAAACTTCATTACCGCGAGATGCACTATCTTTATAAGGTGTGATTGTAACTTCGAAGAGTGAGCTTCGAGCTGGTCCACCAAATCGATCGACAGTTGACTTGAACCTTGTAATATCGAATGGCATTGTTTATCCTCTAATAATTTTTCTTGAGTCAGCGTACACTTTCTGTTTGGAAGCGCCGACAAATTTAGCCATCGGTAAAAAGAGAGCAATATCCCATTCACTTGGACTGATGTATACAAACCTCGATCTCACTTGTGAGTTGAGAGTGCTTAATACAAGGCTTAAACTCTTTAAACTTTGCTGCACTATTCAGTAAGTCATAAGATAATCTTAACTTCGTTGTCTCGTCATATTTTTTATTTGTAAGCGTATCATAGAGTGCATCCATTAACTTAGCTCGTAACATTGGAGGTAAGTAATGTACGTTAATACCCATGAAACCGCCTTTTGCCTTATTTATTGGAAAAATAAGCGGATACCTATCCCAGTAAGGCAGAGTATCTTTATGTTTAGCATCGTACTCAAAGAGATACATGTTACCCATACGAGCTACATTTTCCATTGAGCTCTTTGAGTCTCTTAAAACCTTTTCACCTGACACGCCAGTTTTCGAGCCAGACTTGGCAACATTCCTTGCTTGGTCTCGATACCATTCACGAGCTTTAGCTGTGCGAGCTGGTATCCTACCACTACGAACACCTTTTGCTAAAATTTCGTCAAAGATTGCTGCCACGGATTATACTCCTAATTCTTTTTCTGTCATGATAATAAAGCTCCATCCTCTATCAGCACAAAAGCTTCTTGCTGCTTTCCACTTTGCTTCATTAACACCATAGGTTTTCACCTCGTTGAGATATCGTCGTGATATCCGACCAGTTTTTGTAGCATTCTTCTTCCTTGGATCTGGTGGAAGTGTCTGCTTATAGGGCTTTATCTCTATCATTGTGGTGCCCGTCGAACCATCTTTCTTTTTGGCATGTACTATTACATCTGGAAAGTATCTGTGCACTCGTCCATCGATAGGTGATCGATAGGGCACAATTAACTCCTCCGATTGCCACCAAATAACATCCGGATTCTCATCAACATGGCGAAAAAACTTAAATTCCCACAAAGACCTATAAATAATATTGGTAGGATCTCCCTTGTACTTTTTTGGATTCTTAGGTCTAAACCTACCTCTATACGCCATGTTTTTCTCTTCGCTTTCCCATATAAATAAAGTGATAGATAGCTATTGTATTTATTCAAAAAGATAGGTGGATTAAATGGCCGGATTTACACGTCCCGAATGGGAAAAATCGAGAGCGACGCAATCTTCTGCGTTACTTTCATTCCCAACACAGCCTTTACCTCATAGCATACTTTTACAATTTAAAGAGTATAATTATGCGAGTTTAAAGCCGGCGGGAGGCAACGATTCTTCAGCTGACACGAGCTACCAATCATTAACGAGTGGCTTGTATAAGAACCTTTCTAATCGAAGCCCAGAAGTTGCTGGTCAACACTCAATCGAATTACCATTCCCTAAAGATTTGACTGATGCCCAAGGCGTAAAGATTCAAGGATTCGAACGAAGCTTCATGTCAGAAAAGCTTTCTACGTTCATAGCCGGTCTTACTGGTGCGGGCACTGTCGGTGATAGTGCTGCTGCTGGACAAGCTGCGGCCGCAAGCGCTGCTGCAAGGGGGCAAGCTGTTTTTGATCTTTTATCTGGAGCAGGAAGAAATCTTGCATCGGCCGAAGGACGTGACAAATTAAAGAGCCAAATATCTTCTATACTTGGTACGAGTGGGGAAACCGCTGGCCAAGTTATGTCGTATATGATGAGAAATTTTTCAGGCGATATTGGTCGAGCTTTAGGAGCAGCGGGTGGCGCAATTGTTAACCCTAATGAAACTCTTGCTTTTGAAGGTGTGGACTTAAAATCATATACGTTTTCGTGGGATCTCTTTCCAGAAAATGAATCAGACTCAAAAATGGTTCAACAAATTGTTAAATCACTTAAGCAAAATATTCTACCTGAGTTTGGATCAATAACTGAAATGGAAGGTTTAAATAGAGCTCTATTGAAGTATCCAAACGTATGTTATCTCCAGCTTATCGGTGTTGACCCAAGCCATTGGCCAAAATTCAAGCCATGTCTTATTTCAAACGTTACAGTGAATTATGCTGGCGGAGGCCAAGTAGCAATATTGAAAGGGGGCAAACCTGCCGCGGTAAATCTGTCGATTGCGTTTAATGAATTGACGATTCATACTAAAGAAGATTATGCGGGCGAGATTGAAGGAATACCACCGGCCGAATCTGAGAATCCAGTAGACGAACCAACAGGATAATATCGAATGACCAAGTATTTTGAAAATTTTCCTACTGTAGAATATCAGGGTAGGATTGTAAAAGACATCACTCGAAGAAATAATTTTCTTCGCAGCGTAACAAACAATCCTTATCTCTTTTTGCCTTACACTGTATCTGAAGGTGAGCGACCAGAAGACGTGGCTCGTTTCTATTATGGGTCGGTCGATTATGTTTGGCTCGTTTATCTTGCTAATAATATTGTAGATCCTTATCATTCATGGCCGATGGATGAGTTTACATTTAACAATTACATCATTGCGAAATACGAAGAAGAATCCGGCTTAACAGGAGATGATGTTGTTGCGTGGACTCAATCGGATAACGACGAGAATATCATATATTACGTAAGAGAGATTAACTAATGGCAGTCGACGAGATCATCCTAGCTCCAGAATCGTTTCAAACGATTTATCTCCGAAGGGAAGATAGAGTAATTCTACGAACGGAGCAAGGTAGAAAAATTATTATCAA